TGTCTAACAACCTCTTCTAGAGCTTTAGTGAGCAACTGCTTCGGAGGAGAGAGCTCTTCATTNATGGTGTGACGGGTGATCCAAGTGTCGGTGAGGAGTTTGGTGAACTTGTGGCGAATATCCTCCTCGTAGGCACGAACCTGCTGTTCGTAGAGTTCCTTCTGGGCACCCATAACTCCCTTGACTTCCTGCCCATCGCTACGGCGGTCAGAAGTCTGAGCTCGTTGGGCTTCCATCTGCTCGGTCANAAGATCTTTCTGGATCGGGAGGATTTGGGAAATATTGTACTTCTGGGCACCAAAGTTAGCGTCTTCGGTAGCAAGCTTAAGCTTGGTAAGGGCATACTCAGCCCGGTTCAAAAGGGCCTGAATCTTGGCAACCTCATTCGCCACCCGAGCAGTGATGGTCTCGGCCTGAGCCCTAGCAGACGCCCAGAACGCCTGATCCTTGCCAAGAGCAAACTGGACCGCATTGGCCAAAGCAGCTTGGGTAAGAGCTACATAAGCCTTGGCGTATTCAGCACCGGTGATTCGGTTCTTCTCGTACTCCAACTCCAGATGCGCCCGAATACCGGCCATCATCACGTCGAAAATGCCGGTTCCATTTACCTCCTTGGTGGTGATGTCCTCAGGCTCGATTCGTTTTACCGGCTTATAGACGTCATGATCTACGGTCCAAGGAATCTCGAACCATTCACGAGAGAGATCGATATCGGGGAGCTGAGCGTTATTTTCTCCCACCAAGGAGATAAACAAATCATTTGCGATTGTATCGCTATAATATGGCGGCAAATTTGCCATGATTTAAACCTCCAAGTAAAAACGGCCAACTAGTCCTAGGGACTGGCTGGCCGTTTCTCTTTCAAGGTTTAATGGGAAATTACAGTCCCTTGGACCTCTGAGCAACAGCCAGCTTCTGAAGCTCCTCTTCGGTAAGCGGAGGAAGCACCTCAATAGCGTACTTTGGAGACCAAGAGGTTTCCACCATCTCACGCCCGTTCTGCTTGTAGGTACGAATATTAAGAAATTTTGCATTCTTCATAAATTTATAAATGCATTTGGGGACATGCCAAGGAACGTTGAAGTGAACGTACTTACGCACCGTTCCCACGTACTCGTTAGCCACGGTGAAGATCTCGCCGGGAAGATCTCGATCCTTGGGATCAAGATTGGTGACCCGAACTCGAATCAAGGCGAGATTCTCTCGGCGGAGCTTCTCTCGGAGAGAAAGCTTCTTAGTAGGCCCATTCTGGGAAGCCTTTACTCCCTGGTTCTCCATAGCTTTCTCCTTTTCAGCCTCTCCCTCCAGAACCGCCTTGATCTTGGCTCGGAGAGTCTCCACGCCAATGTTGTTGGAAAAGGAAATACCCATCGCTCGAGCCTGTCGCTTAAGAAGAGTCAGCTCATCATCGGCCCGAGCCGGGGGAAGCATATCCTCGTGGTTCTGATTCTGGGTCATCTCGTTCTTCTGCTCGCTCATAAATTCCCTCAGATAAGAAGAGCCAGGGAGGAAATGTCCTCCCTCCCTGGCTCATAATATGACCTATTACAACGGAGCCACAGTCTTGATGAGCCCCAGGCGTTCAGGGCGCTTCACCAGGATACCGTAGTACCACTTGATGGAGCTGAACCCCTTCTCGCCGTAGGGATCATGCTCGGCCGAGGCCGTCTCCCTTCCTGGCATCTTGGTGATGATGTTGAACTTCAACGACTTACCATCAGTCTGGAAACCGATGGTGGTGAAGGCATCATCACCAACCACAAAGAAGGGATAGATATTGTACCGCTCGACTCCCGTCTCATCCCTGGCCGTGCGATACCCCGGATTATCATTCACCGGAGCACCCGCAGCTGCCCAGTGAAGCATCTCCGGGACCTGGATGATCCTAAAGGAATCAATCGAGCCGATCTCGCCGTTCAGCACATTGCCTGCATCCGCATAGTGCTGAACCTCAATGAATGCCTTGTTGCCAAAGAGATCACGCATCTCCTTGAGGAGAGGCACGAGCTCCGAGCCAACAAAGGCAATCCGAGCGGCCGGAATGACCTTGGTATCGACCAATCGGGAACCCGTGATGATGCGAGTCTGCTTGGGCGTTCGGTTGTCCGTCAGCACCTGGTCGAGACGCATCAGGGTCCTATAGTCCATGACCGAAGGCGGCTCCCCGTTCGGACCCTCCTCGCCGGTAATCTCCTCGTCCGACATAGCGGCGCCAGGGTAGACCACCGTGGTAGCTGCAGCGAGGAGATCCTTCTGCAGCACTGCCTCGGTGAGCTGGATAGCGCCGTTCAGGAGCTCGCGGGCCAAGTGGTCCTTGAGCTGATCGTCCGAGTCGAAGTCCAGTGACTCCTGGGTGAACTCGTAGAAGAAGCCGAACTTGTGAATCGACCCCTCCCGCGAGATACGGGTAAAGCCCACCCGGTTGACCCGGCCACCATTCTCGGTAAGCAACGGCAGTTTACCCTCGATGGTGCCGATGTCCTTCGAGGAGCCGTAGAGATTACCTCCCTCCTTGGTCGCACGAACAGCACCAGGAACCGCCAGAGCTTCCTCCTGGGATTCGTGACCAACGGAGATACGCTCCCCGTTTGCATTCCAGGCGGTCCAACCATGGACCAGGGTCACCCCGTTGGCGTCGATACCCTGGTCGTTGATGTTCCGATCGTCGAGCAGCGGAATATACTCGTAGACCTTGATAGTCTTGCCGTAGTGCTTAGGCATATTGGTGACGCTGGCGAGGTTCATGAAATAAACCTCCTTCCGAGCATGCACCAACGCCTTCTTCAACCAGAAGAAGGTATGCATCTGGTTGCTATTACCACCACGGTCAATTGCAGACTTTGAATCAGGCGGTGCAGCGTAATTCAGAGCCATAGTTCAATCCCTCACTTTCATTACAACATTCCAGAAAGTTTCTTTTCAAATCTCCTGATAAACTCGTCATCATCCAAAGCCAGGAAATTGATTTCCTCCTGGACTGGCTTTGGAGCATTTCTCGGGGGTGCCGCTGCCTTCGCCCGCTGGTTGTCCGAAACGGTCTTACGGGGCTTTTTGACACGTGTATCNATCGGAGCCCTCGTAAGTGGCATTTGCGGAGCCTGCGGAGGAGCGTACTCGGGACCGAGATCCCTGAGCGCCCCTTGGGCCAGCATGATGTCACCCACCATTTTGTAGGCCGCCAGGAATGGGACATTCGCCGGAATTTCCCCGAGTGTCTGGGCCTTTTCCACTTCTGCAGCAATCCGCTGGTATGCGCCGTCCTGCATTTGCTTGTGGATGGCTCTCAGGATCTCGGGATTCTGGAACAGAATGTCCTTGGAGGCCTTGTCCCATGTAGTGTGGATCGTTTGCAGAGTGTCGCTTCCACCAGGAAGATCCCGGACATCTTCAATGGCAGAAACGAGTCTGACACGTTGATCCGTTACTACATGCTTTCCAGGTGTATATTTAGGTTCTTCCGAAATGTCAATATCAATAGGATCGATATTGGCATCTCGAAGAAGTTTCTTGATTGCCTCTTTGTCCCCCTTATTGATATCAATAAGGAAAGAAAGGCGTTCCTCATCGAGGAGGTCGTTGTCCTCCAGCATCATCAAAATCTTGCGATAAGGCTGGAGGGCCTGCATTTTCTTGTGATAATTCGCCCCCATTTGCATGAGGCGAATTACCTCCTCAGCAGAGGAGAGGGTGATCATCTTTCCGTTCGCTTTGAACGGAGCCATCACCTTCTGGTAGAAGGCTTTGTAATCGGGCTCATTGGGAGAGACTTCTTCTCCCTTTTCATCATCTCCAGGAAATTTGTCTCCTCCCTTTGNAGCCCTAGCATCGTCTGCAACAGAAGCTTCGTCCTCTCCCTCATCAGAGGAATCTTCGTCAGAAGGCGTCTCCTCGGCCTCAGAATCGGATTCGTCCTCTTCCTGGACATCAGAATCCTCCTCTTCCTCAGAATCGATAGAATCGGCAGATTCGTCTTCCTGAGAAGGATTCTGATCGTCCTCCTGGTCCGTATCCTGGTCTTCCATGTTCTCAAGATCTTCGATCTCGGGAGGACCGGAAAGCCGAGAGATCTCCTCATCCGTCATATCGAGAAAATTGGGAATCTTCTCCATAGCTTAGTAATCCTCACTCTCGTTCTGGTTCGACTCGCTCATTGCTTCTTCGTATCGAGCAGCCTCAATGTTGGCCCGAAGCTCCTCCAAGTCCTTCTCTGCCTGAGCAGCCTTAAGGAAGATGGCCTGGAGGAAACGGCGCAGATGGCCTGCGGCCTGAGCCATGGAAAGAGCAAGCTCTCGATCCTGAGCCGAGAGGTTGGGATCAGCACTCGCCTGNGCAAGTCGAGCGCATTCAACGAGACAGAACTGATTCTCAATAATTTCCTTAAAATCTTTGTTGTTCACCAACCTCTTGGCTCGATCACGGAGCTTGATGAGCTCCAAAGCCTCCTGGAGCTGATTCTCCAGGTCCTGAACCTGGCTGGTGTTGGGCTCAATGTTGAAGTCAGAGTTCCGATACTTGTCGAACGAAATCATACGCTATTTCCCTCAAATATTTAGGTTAGGGTTGATGGGTGGTACTGTTGGAGAATTATCCAACGTTTCAAAATTTCGCTCCTTACGGAGCTGATCCAAGAGCTGGGCAAGCCCTAGGCCCCCAGCAATGTCACTAGGAATCTCATCCGGCTTCCTAGACTTCAGATATGCTTTGAGAAGTTCCAAATCCTGGTTTCCACGCGCTTGAGCCTGGGCAAGGTCAATATTGCGAGCATGCTTGACACCAAGTTCCTCTTCCAGAGTATCGAGTTCAGTCTTGCTCGCCTTCGACATAGCATCCCTAGCCTTGGCCAGGTTAAGCTGAATTTCCGATTCTAGTTTTTCAATTTCTTTCTGAAGTTTCAACATCTGAAGCTGCTGAATTTGCTGCTGCATCGGGTCTGGCGGAGGAGGCTTCCAAGAGCGAATCTTTTGAGCCAGAACCGGCATCCGCTTCAGTTCAGCAATTTCTGCCAAAATCATCATACTGATGGACGGGTCCATATGTGGACCCAGCGTCTGCAACATAAAGCCTAGATCCTGAGCTTTTTCATTATCAGCTTCAAATGTNGAAATATCAACCTTGACGTCAAAATTGCCCTTNAGATCTTCNCGNCGAATAGTGACGAATTCTTCGTTCGTAATACGGACAACTTCCTCNTCNGAGAGGAAGACAGCGTTCATGGCGATGAACTTCTTGCCGATTTGAATGAGCCCATCGGCTAGACGACGGAGGATGGCCATTTCCCGCTTAGAAGCGGCATCGAGCATTCCCCGAATGCCAGTAGCCACCCTGCCGTAAGCATCGCCAGAAAGTCCGCCAGAGAAGCTCTTCACGCCGGTGAGGGCTTCAGCTTCCCGGTTTTGAAGCTCAAGGATCTGCAAAGCAGACTGAGGAAGTTCGGGATACTTGTGCGCAATGTAACCCTGCTGNGGAGGGATNTTGGGATTNAANTCGTAGTCCAGTCCCTGCTCGAACCGACGGCGGTTCAGAGGATCGAGCATCCCCTTAGCAAAGCCCTGCTGGCTNTTGGCAGANCGACCCAAGAGATCAATAATCCCTCGGTAGACCGCACCCTGGATCTTCTGGTTGTCTTCTAGAAGCTCGGCATCTGGCTCCCCAAAGAGCTCTCGAAGTCTGGGGAGGTAGGGAACCACGACAAAGGGAGGCTTCTCGTCGGGGAAGGGATTTCTCTCCATCCGGATGATGGTATCCCCGATCCAAGTGGCAACAATGGATTCTAGTTTCCCGTCCCCGTCGATGTCGTAGTAGCCCCAATACTCGTAAGCCACTACCTTCTTCCGCGCACTATCACGGAATTGGAAATCATCAGGAGTATTGGTTTCGTGATCTGGATCAGCTAGCGGGGAATTTCCTTCCCAGTTGACTGCATCAAGGTTTTTGTAGCGATCCCCGTATTTAGCCAGTTCGGCTTTATTGGTTTCGAAGCTAACAATGACAAAGAGAGCCTTATCGAGATCGCCTCCGCAGGAAGGATCAATGTAGACGTTCGCTGGAGAGAGAACCTCCCAGGTGGGGCGGTTCACTATTACTCGCTCTTCTTCAACAATCTCTTCACCCACTTGCTTAGCCACCACCGGCTGACCAGTTTCCTCGTAGTAGNTCACCGCNTCTTGGAGAGCGGGATCTACTTGCTCTTTGAAAGTACGAGGATCGGTCTTCTTGAGCTCCAGGGCTTGCTGAAAGAGCTCCATTTCTTCCTGGGTGGCGATAGCGTAGTAGCTCCATACCGGAACTGAGACTTTTACTGTCTCGGTTTCACGTTCCCAGCCGACCCGGACAATCACCGAACCTTCANCGACAGCAGCACGCACGTAATCATCAATGAAGCGGCGGGTATTAAGCTGATTACGAACTTGATGATTGAGAAGGATTTCATTCTGGCGGGCAGCAGGACCATCTTCGAAGGTAACTGGCTCNACCTTGAAGAGCTTGTCCGTGCTGTTAAAG